CTGTTTTACCCTGGGAGGAGATCACGCTTTTTCTCTTCCCGCACCAAGCTGTCGGCGTTGTCGGGCGCTGAAGAGGCTGACTGTTGGGGCTTGGGTTGTTCTGGCTTAGGCTTTTCCTTAGGCTTTGTTCCGGGTTTTGGAGCTGGTTGCTTGGGGCCTACCTTCTTCTCGCCCGCAACTGACCCCCACTCCACAAGCACGGGTTTACCATCTTTCATGGCCCAACCCATTTTCTTGCCTGTTTTGACGTCTTTGATCATTTTGTTGTTTTTGAAGTCGGAACCTTCCTTCTTCGCTTGGGCTTCGCCTTCCTCCTCCTGTTTGGTTTTCTTTGAGGAGTCAAATTCCTTTTCGCCTTGTTTCTGACCCGTTTTGCGGCACATGCCAAAAATCATCTTCTCGCCCTCTGGACATTCCTGCCCATCAGCAAAGGTAGAAGCCATTCCACGGGAAGGCATATTGGTCTCAAGACCGCGGTCTCGTGCGCGGCCTTCGGCAAAGGACCAATCGACGATTGTGTAGTGAACACCTTCGATGAGGTGGTCGACTGAGGGGAGACTGAAAGTGTTCATTGTGTTACCATTTAACCTTGTCCGCCCAGTAAGCTGCGGATGACTTTCCTTTGGCGATGTTTCGGCCGTGGCGGGCTTTGAAAGACGCACGCCTCGCTTTCATGCGGTCTGACTCGCCCTCTTTGGGTTTGCCTGCGGTAGAGGCTCCAGCTTGGCCGAATCGGATGAGTTTGCCTCCTTCGGGCGCGCCATCATAGCAAGCTTTTACCACATGGCTTTTCCCATTGTGGGTTTCAGCCTTTGGCTTATTACACTCAAGTGACTCCTTATCAGAGTAGGTCTGCTGAGGATAACCTAAGGCAAAAGCCTGGCGCTCAGCGTAATCCTCTTTGAATTGCTTGAGGAGGTCGTCAGGGAAGGAGCCGAACATCAGTCCATCTCCTTGATAGCTTTTTCAGCGTCTGCGATGCGCTTCTCATAAGCGTCCATCACGTTTTTGAGGTCAGGACGATGACCGAACTTCTTCTTGTAGTCTTCGTATTCCTTCTTCACCTCATTGAGATTGTCAATCGACATGTTCTTCGGAGAGGTGCCAATCAGAGTGTTACCGCGCTTGACATCTTTGCTTGGATCACGCTTCACTGATCCCTGGCCAACTTTGCAAGTCTTCTTTGCGGAGATGTGCGAGTCGCCGCATGGCTTTCCAGTTCCTTTCCCCTCAGCAAAACTTGGCGAACCCGCACTTGGGCCAGCAATGAGTGGTTTGCGCTTCATTTCTTCAGCGAATCCTTGCTGCATCTTCTTCGCTTCGCGACTCGCCCTCTTCGCCTCACGAGCGCGCTTGGCCTGTTCACGAGCTTCTTGGCGCTGGGCCTTGTTCTGAGCTGCAACCACACGCTTCCGCATCTTGGCCTCACGAAGCTCAGCAGGTGTGGAGACCGGGAGATTCGTATCACACTCTACATCAACGAGCAAATCGCCGCCCATTTGAACCTGGCGGAAGTCATCTGACTCAGAGTGCTCCGACTTTTTGATGGGGACGCAGTTTGGTACTGTGCGACCACCTTTCTTTTTGGTACCGATGGCAGTATAGCCCTTCCAACAAGCGTCCTTCAAATCCCCTGTAGCTTTCTCAGTGAAGCCCAACCCGAGAAGGCGGTCAAAGTCGTAATCTTCAAGGTTCATCGGTGGTGGCTCCAATCACGTAGGGCGGACATTTCTTCGCGAATGTCACGAAGTTGGGAATTAATGTGGCTGTGCCAAGTTTCCTCGGCTTTCATGTGGGAGAGGAGTTCTTCTTTTGTGACGTAAGACTTAGGAACTTCCACACGAAGTTCCACAAGCGTCGACTCAACACTTTTCAATGATGAGGACACGTCTTCAAGAGTCTTCCGTGAAAAATACAGAATGACTGAAAGAAGAACGCCGGTCACAGGACCGGCGACAGCCAACAGTGCAGTGATCGAGATCATCCTGGGAGTCCTGAACCACCTTCTTCCATACGTTGTTTGACGGACTCTGGGAGTGCTGATTCCAGGCCAAGTTCTTTTGCGATGCGAATGATGCTCTTCATGACAGCGCGAGGGTTTTTCGCGCGGCCAACAGATGACCAAGCCGCCTTCACGTCGGTGGCGTTTGAGATGGGGAATGACTGGTCAGGGCCAGCAAAGTGACCTTTAATGTCACCTTTCGAGAGTTCCTTCCGCTTCTCAGTGGACCACTCGCGGTACTCAGCCTCCTCTTTTTTCTTGGCTCGGCAGGAAGCGCATGTTCCACATGAGCAGCCCTCCTTGTATGACCCCATCGCCAGATACTCAGCGTTGAGATCCTCCTCTGAGAACTTGTACTCTTTGGACTTCAGCTCGCGGAACTGAGTGGCGCGGAGGGTTTTACGTCCCATGATCTCACTCATGGCCTGACCACCGTCAGCGTACTCGTTCATCGATCGGTTGATAAGATTCACCCGCTTTTCACGATTTTCCTTGTGGGCATTCAGACGTTTGTCGGAATGATCAACTTTCCCGATGGTCATAAAACCTTCCTTATTTGTCCCCTGCCCCCACTTCCGGTCCTCCCTGTTCTCCTTCTTGAGACCAGGACCCGATTGGGCATTCGATGAGTTAATCATCCCGCCCGCACCGGGGAGAACAACACCGTCCATAAGAGCAGCAAAGCTGGTTGGTTTTACCCTTTATTCCTCATCGGAGTATAGAAGCTCCTCGATCAGATTATCAATCTCTTCATCACTCAGGGTCTCATCCTCTTCGTATTCGTCATCCTCTCCCTCATACTCGGAAATAACATCGTCATACTCATCCTCATCCGCACGGTACATGATGGGGGATGTCTCGAGTTTGTTTTTACCGTCGGGATAGCGCCACAGATCGACAGAATTGTGCCAGGGAGATGTGCCGCTTACGACATTTGTGGGGAGGCCAGTGATGGCATCAAAATCCTGTTCCTCAGGCGTAAGTTGCATCTCGTAAGCCTGTTGCAGCGCTTCGAGAGCCTCGGGTGAAAAGTAAGAGTTCATTGTTGCTTATTGTTTTTGGGCTTGTCGGGCTTACCGCTTCCGGCACCCGGGATGAAGGGTTCAACTTTGGGTTTGTTCTTCCGCATGTCTTTGATGACGCGGTGTGTTCCTATTCCCACACCCAGCATTTTTTCCTGAAGGTCGAGATGGCGGCGCTGCTCGTCAAATTGCTCCTTCTGTTGTTGGAGCTGTTCCTCCATCGCCTCATTGTCGAGACGTTCCACGAGTTTGTGGAGTCCGGAGTGAATGTTTTTATGGAGTTTCTTTCTGCAAATCCCGTCCGGATGGACTTTCGATTTGGCGCATGGAACTGTGTAATCCATCAGGCTCCTCGACGAATTTGGAGTTGGGGATCATTCCAGGTGGGAGCGTTTCGTCCGACCTGTGTCTGTTTTCTGCGAGAGGAGGAGTTTTTCTCGTTCTCCCGCATATCAGCAATCATCACGTCTCTCATGCGACGAAGGTGTTCCTTTGGGATTGAGCAATGTTTTGAGTTGCACTGGGAGCGGTAGATGAAAGCCACGTGCGATGGATCATCGGCATTTTTCATCATATTCCAAACTCCCAGCGTTTGCGGATCTGCGAGATTGACACGAGTTGACTCGGAAAAAGACACGCCGGTGTCCACTTTTGACTGTGAAGGGGACGGGTTGTTGTCACGATTTGTGACTCCCATTGGGCGCAGATTAGGAAGAGCCGGCGCCATGACCATGGCATCCAACTCATGTGGGGCGGAACGATTCCAACGTGTCGATTTTCGCATTAGTCGTCGTAAGCAGAAAGTATGTCAGCAATGACACCGTTACGAACGATGTCTTCTTTAGTAAACTGAACCCTTCCGACGGAAGGGATGTTTGCCAGTCTAAGGTAGCTATCAAGCAAACCGTTGTCAGAGCGGAATACATCCAGATCAATTTGTCTGGTGTCTCCCGTTACAATGATTTTAGCGTTTTCGCCTACCCTGGACAGCGCGGTTTTGACATTTCCAGGCAGAGAGTTTTGGGCTTCATCAAAGATGATTAAGCAGTCATTAAAACTTCTTCCTCGAACATCCTCTAAAAGGATTGGCTCGATGACTTTTTTGCTGAGCAGGTACTCACTTGCACCTTGCGATCTTGTCATGACCGCTAAGTTATCATACACTGGTCCCACAAGCGGGGCCATTTTTTCTTCCATTGTACCTGGTAAAGCGCCGCGTCCACGTTGGTGAGCGCATCCGACATCGCTTCGGAGATAGTAGATTTTTTGGATCTTGTTTTCTTTAATCGCTTGTAGTCCCCACCAAAGGGCGACTATAGTCTTACCGACACCTGCCGGTCCGACTGCGATTGTAACAGTGTTGCGATTAAGGGAGTTCCAGAGATTTTCCTGAGAGTCCGTCTTTGAGTAAAAAGGCAGGACGTCCATTCCTCGAGATTGGGCCTCGAACTCTTGAACTTGACGACGCAATTTGCGCTTGTCTCTTGCAGCAATAGCCATAAAGAAGTGAGTAGCATCGGTGGGATAATTTATCGCTTTGATGTTGTAATGACAGACTACATTATAACCTCCAAATGGCCCGCTGTATAAGGTCATGGTGCATAAACCAAACCTGCGGTCAAATAGTTTTACCCGAGTTCAACCATCCCAGCCAACGCCCCGCCCTCGACTGCGTCTGCCACGAATGATCCTTTCGCTAGTAGTTTCTACAATGTCGGCAGTTTCTAAACCCCAGCCTTCTGGTTTGAGTGTTCGAGTTGGAGTTTTCCCTAATGTGGTGAAAATTCCAGAATCATCAACCTCAGCACGTCTTGTTGATCCCAAAAACTTGCGGTGGGTGATGATAGATTCCGCAAGCATTCGATTTCCTGCGTCCATGTGCTCAATATAATAGTGTAGTGCCCAGACCACTGAGTCAGTACGGTCGTCATGCGCCACATATGGAAACTGCGTGAGTTCACGAATAAAAGGGTCAGTGTAAGGTGCCACCACAAACTTTATTCGACCTTGCTCAAAGAGCGGAGACACAGCTTGGAGGCGCGTGGTCTTCGACTTCAATGGCTTGAACTCTTCGATGGGAATTTTTGCTTCTCGCCTCAACACTTGAATGAGGGACTGACCAGATGCGGCTTTCTCAATGCAGAGGACTCGAGCTTTGTACAGACGGTAGAGGTGCTTAACCGCCTCGATGAGGTCAGGGAACGCCCACCGTCCTGTCACAATGTCGATGACGTAAACAATTTCCGGGTTCTCCTTGTTGATTCCGCAGACACACACCGCGGTCTCGTCCGCCATTTCACGTTCTGAGAACGCGCAGTCAACTGCCAGCCATGTCACGTCAAACTCTGGGCAGTCTTCCTCTTCGATTCGGTGAATCCAACCGGGCTTGATGATCTGACCCTCGTCAGATGATGGCACTCCCTGATAGAGAGCGGCAAACTTGAAGCTTCCCATCGCTCTCTTCTGAGAGAGAAGCATGTCAACTGTGAAGGCCGAGTTTGTCGGCCAGTGTGATTCTCCCTGTTTTCTCCCTAGCGGATCATTGACGACATCTTCACACAACCCCTGAATGTTCAGCCACCTCCAACCAAACTTATTCTCCTCCTCATCGAAGAGCCCATCCTTCTCCATGAGAATGCCGTGAAGGTCCTTCTCGTGGAATCGGGTGGCGATCACCATCTGACACCAATGGTTCGTTCGTCGAGTGGACGCCTGTTCCTCCCACCAACTCGCCAGCGTGTCCATCGCCGTCTTCGAGTCGGAGGATTTCAACGGGTCGTCAATCACCATGGCGCCAACACCTGGCGACTCCATGTCGGTGGTTCCAGCAGTGAATCCAGTCAGCACGCCTCCCACGGACGTGGCCAGAATGTAGCCACCACCCATCATGTCATATTTTGAGTCTGGGTTGAAACCCAAAAACTCAGGGAAAACCTTTTTGAAACCCGCTGACTTCATCATCAGACACACCTCTCTGTGGAACTTACTCGAGAGTTGTGCGCCGTATGATGCGATAACGTGTTGGGTTTTTTGATCGCGTCCTAATAACCATGCCACGAACATGGTCGCCAACATCGACTTTCCTGAGCGTGGAGGACAGGAAACGATGAGACGACGCTGTCTGCGTGTGGCTAAGTCTTCGAAGGCGGAGCCGATAATCTCATGGAATTCTGCAACCTGCAAGTCACCCGCTTTCATGATATCGCAGAATGCCAAAAAGCAGTCACGAGCAGCCTTGTGCTTAAACTCGTGAATGATGCTTTTCGGCGCTTCGAGCAACTCAAGTTCTCGGATTCCGCGTTGGTATTTCCGCCAACTCGAGTGCTCTTCAAGCTGAGAGACGTGCTCGATGATTGGCCTCATGACGATAGTTTCTTCAGCAGATCGTCAACTTTTGAGGTGTACTCTTTAGCCAGCTCCTTCTCAGCAGCTCCCTCCTTGGGCGCTGTAAGATCTACGATGTCGCCCACAAGGTCGCGGTGGGTTTTGATAGCGGAATTGAAAATGGTGATGAGATCACGGATGCCGGCATCAGGCATCGCATCTTCAATGTAGCCGAGAGCCTCAGTGGCGACCTTGAGTGCGTCTTGAGCAAGAACTTCTTTAGTTCGAATAATGTCTTCGTGTGATTTTTTCATCGTGGGAATCTCCGATTGCAGCAGCCGCCGGCACCCGGAATTGGGTGTGACTGCTGTGGGCGTTGGTTAATCATTGCAAGAATTTGCCTAGCTCGCGAGGGATCGCCTTGGGCTAGTGCTTGATAGTACTGTGACCAGAGTTGGGGATTCTCTTTCATAGTTCTCTGACTCTAATAGAGCTTCGAATGTTTCCTCCCACTCTTCGTCACTGTTTTCAGCAAAAAAGAATGAGAAACAGAGTGGCGGTTTCTGCTTTTTCATAGAGTTTTACCCGTTACGACCGAATAGATGGGCGGCATCCCGGGCAGCCCAACTTCCAGAGTTCGTTCTCTGACGTATATTCGATTCCCGTCTGTTTAATCCATCCGCGTCCGACTGGCGACTGTTGGACCATGATGAACCGTTCCGGTCCCACCTGAATGAACACATCTGGCTCAACCCCAACCACGATTCCTCCATCAACCATCCGTTGTGTGGCTTGGGGGTTAGTTGGGTCAGTGTAAATGGCCTGAGCATTGCTGAGAACGATCGCCAAAACACCAGTGGAAGTGCTTTGATTCCAATCATCATCAAATGCGGACCGAGAGTAGTTCTCGTTGGTGAGTTGATCAACCTTGGATTTCCACAATCCAACTGTGTAGCGCATTAAGTATTGTGGGAAACCGTCAATGTCATTGAGACTACAGTAAATAACCTCAGCAATGGTCTCATTGGTCTCCAAGTCTGTGATGGCGACCATGATCTTGTCCTTGTTGTCACCAAGGTACTGCCCGGTCCATGTGAGACGGACCTTGTTAATAAGCTGTGCAGGAAGGAAAACAATGGAGGGATCAGCGAAATACACCATGTTCCCTGACCTGGCAATCTCATTCTCCCAAATGATACTTCCGCCATTTCCACCGTCAGCGTCGACAACGTCAGCGCAGGAACCGTCGGGAAAGGCGGGTACGTAGATGCGATACTCACCGTCAATGACGCCAGCGAGTGGAAGATTCGTGCGAGTGTATCTTCCTGGAAAAATCTGTGAGCAGTCACCGCGTTGAACACATGGATCGAGTGCCACGTACGGGGATGTTTCAGAGGCGGTGATGCCCCACACCTGCGTGTACGTGTACTGAGAATTCTCGGTGATTCCGGTGAAGTTTTCGGACTGAAGGGTGAAGGGTTCAGAGAAAGAAACCCCGGTGTCGGAGGGAACGCCGCTCACGAGCGTAGTGTACGCTCCCGCCAAAAGTTGAGTGGCGAAGTCATGTCCGCTACTTGAGAGATAATTTTGGGTGCTGAAGTTCAGTTCAAATGTGATTATCCTCTCATACACGAGTGGAATTCTGGACTTCACATTGAAGAATGAACTTACGTATCGCACCACAATATTGTTGGTGTTTTGTACCACCCCCTCTTTATCAATAGCATCCGCTAGGCGCAGAATATTCACACTGAGAGGTATTTCGGGTGACGCGATCAGAGCGTCACAAATATACTGTTCAATGCGAGAGATGGTGTAGAGTTGCATAGTTTGAAATGGGGGCCGAGGCCCCCAAGTAACTTAAAAGGTTCCGCAGTTGATGACGCCTGGGATGGCAGAGGCGTCAACGGCAATGCGACCGTCTCGTGTGATGTAGATTCCAGCGCCAAGAGCCAGAGGTCCATTCTGAGAATAGAGCTCGTACTGGACGATGGAGGGTGCCGGAGCAGGTGTCGGGGCGAAAACGGATACAGTCATGATTTACCTCAGTATTTGATGCAGTAGAGAACCGATGCGTTGATTGGGCGTGTTTCGAAAGAACCCGCATTCCCCGTATACGGTTTGCCTCCATACTGGAAACCGCCGCTGGTTAGACCGCCCAATGAGGTGCCTTGGCCCGTTCCAAGAGTGTCATACGAGTTGACCCAATTTGGATCCAGAGCGTTGCCATTCTTATCAAGAATGTCGTGTTTGTGTTGTGCAAACATGTCCTGTTGCACGCCGCCAACTGCTCCTGTCGCAGGAACTCCGCCCCCAGCGGTTCTCGCTGTTCCATTTGCTCCGGTGCCACGAACGAACAAACCTCGAAGGTCTGGAGCCTTGAAAGTTGCTCCAGCGCCGCCCCAAGCGTAACCGATAGCTGCGAACAAATCAGCATACTGGCCGGTGGTGGCAAGACTGCGACCGTCACAAGGAACATAACCCGCAGGAGCGGTAGCGCCACCAAAAGAAATGATGGTACCGGGCACAACCAGGAAGTTGTTCAGAACTTCAGTGACCGTGGCATTGCGGGAGTACGTTACGGTACGGGAGTTGGCGTTAGAGGCCAGCGTAACGTTGCCGTTGAAGGTGACGTTCGAAGAGGTCGAGAAACCAACGTTGGCGGAGTTGACAGTGAGGCTCGTGCCAACTTCAGTGCTGACAGCAGTGGTTCCAGCAACGGCGAGAGTGGCAGTGTCAACTGAAACAGCAGAGCCGGAGCCAGTGAAGGCGACTTGGTTGGTGGTTGTCAGCGCACCGTTGACTTGAGTCGTGCCGTTCAGCTGAGTCGTCTGAGTGACGGTCAGGTTGTTCTGCAGAGTGACAGGACCAGCTGCGAGAACTGTGTCAGTGCCGGTGTTGCCAAGAGTTGTGTTGCCGCCGACGGTGAGGTTACCAGCGGCGCTCAAGTTGGTGCCGAAGACACCCGTGGTGGCAATGATCAGACTCGAGTTGCCGGTGATCGTCGCGTTGACGGTGACCGGAGCTTGGAACACCGAAGTGGCCGCAACAGTCAGATTGTCGGTGCTCGCATTGCCAAGCGTGGTGTCACCAAGAACTTCCAGGTCACCATTAACGTTGAGGTAGGAGATTCCTCCACCAGCGGTGGTGAGAGCATTCAGAACGACTTGGTTCAGAGCTTGTTGCAGGTTAGGACCAGTGATCCAACCTGTCGGGGTGACGGTGACGTTCTCAGCGGGGACAACCTGTTGGCTTGTCTTGACAAGTGCCCAGCCAGTGCCGGTCGACACGAGCCAATCGCCAGGATCGGCGTCGCCGGTGGGGGCCGGAGGAGTCAGAGTTCCGCCGATTTGAACGAGAACGTAATAGTCGCTGTTGCCAGGTGCGGCGGCGGGAAGAGCAGCTGCGGCAGTGAAACCAGCTGCTGTGCCAGCGGCAGTGACAGAGGTGACGAGATTGGCTTGAGCGTCATAGATGCCAGCCAGGGTCACCGCGCCTGGAACAGGAGCAGCGTTGAAAATGCCTTGCTGCCAGCCCATTCCGGGCTCAGACGAGGGGCCAATGACTTGGCCGAGAGTATCGGTGTAGTTGTTGGTACCGTCACCGATATAGGTGAAACCATCAGCGACGTTGTAAGCAACTTCACCAGGCAAAAGGTCGCCCGGTTGGTTGCCCGCCGTCAAGCTGTGGAGGTTTTGAATGGTTGTTGCCATGCTTACGTAAGTGAAAACTGCTTCAATCTGAAGTTTCAGTGACTTGGTTGTAAAGTGGTTTTACCCCGTGATGTGATCGTTATCAAAACTCCTCAATGAGCATCGAACAAAGGGAACCTCTGAGGTCGAAGAATCCTTCCCCGTTCACAAGTTTAAGAGAGTGGCGGACTACGGTTGGTCTTGGAGTGTAAATTGAGGTGAACGAATTAACCAGGGTCTCGCCGTTATCCCTGTTGTTTGCAAACAAAAGCGTTTGCGCACAAGCAATCTCCGCCGGGGCATTACCACCGGTGTCCCATCTAAAATTGGCATAACCGCCGAAATAAACCCACCCATACGCTGCCAAGTTAACTGTGATTTTGTAAGTTATTCCTTGGTCTAACTCAAAATAGACGTTTCGACTTGCCCCGACCACTACCTGCCTAATGCGGGATCCTCGAATAAAGATTTCACTCCAAGTTACGGAACTTCCGGGACTTGTAAAACGTTGATCTTCAGTGAGAATGGCAAAAGCATACGATTTGTTTCCCCAAACCGGTGCAGCCCCTTGTCCCACTGCCATGAGCTGTTGACCAGCCGCGCCAGTGTCGTAGTTATTGAAACCAACACCACCTCTGTCCGTGTCAAGGCTAATAAAGCCTGAGTTGTCACCGATGATGGTCAGATTGTTTGTGCCCACTTTACCCTGGTGCCCACCAAGGATCGTGACCCTAGCCTCGGAGGTGAGATTACTGCCAATAAAACCTGTGCCAATAAGGATACTGTTGCTTAGACTGGTCGGTCCAGATCCAATCCCATTGCCAATGATTATGTTATTTTGTGCAGGGGCGGTGAGAGTTTGGCCAGAGGAGTTACCGATTACTATGTTCGAAGCTCCACCACCAGTGCCCGCGGCTCCCCCGGTGTTGTAGCCGATGTAGATGCCGGTTTTGTACGGGGAAGAACCGCCGGTGGTGCTGCCCCCCAAGCTAATCTTGTTGAAGTTGGTCCCAACTAAAGGCGTTGTTGCCCACTGACTTTGGTATGGGGTACCAGGAGCCCCAACGAGATACTGTCCAACATTTCCGCCCGGAGGCAGCCCCAAGGCGTCTGCTCCTCTTGGAATAGTGAAGTTAAGAATAGCATTTTGAACTGTGCCACTGTTGACAACCGTGGCGTTCGTCCCTGGCAGACCCGTGTTGGTGGTCCCAACTTGGACGGTTGCTGGGTCACCGTCAGCTCCAGCAGGACCTGGGTCACCGTCAGAACCTCTCGGACCCTGGGCGCCATCAGCTCCAGCTGGGCCTGTGGCTCCAGTTGCGCC